TGTGGCTGTGGGGCACGCTGGGTTCCTGACATTGTGAGGATTTCATCTTTTGTGAATCCTGCTGTAATAAGTGTGATAAGATTATCGAGTGTCATATCTTGTAATCCCTCCTTAGATAATTTTTGTGAGAAAATCCGGTGGAAATGATACCGTCATGTTCGTAAGTGACTGCATACCAGTTTCCAGAATAACATCCCAGACAGATGCATTTTGTGTTTTTAGGCATTTCCGCGATAACTGTTCCGTCTGTGCTAGGCTCGGACCTGACCATCAGAGGCCCTGTGTTCGTTGCGACGATATACACACCTCTGATATTTTTGTTGTAGTTAATCGTCATTTTTTTCACTTCCTGTAATATGGTCTGTGAGTTTTGTGAGTGCCTGAGTGTTGTTGTTGAGTGCGTCTGTCATGTTTTTCATTTCTTCCTTGTGAGCATCTGTTTCTTTCTGCCACAAATAAAAAGTTGCAATCAGGCAAGCGCATGGCACTCCAATGTTACTGATAAGAGTTGATAACGAGTTAACGTCCATATTTCACCTCCATTATATATTAGCACAACATATAATATGTTTCACGTGAAACATTAAAGAAAGGTGAGAAATGTTTCACGTGAAACAAAACATATGCGGGCTATGACACTCCGCATATGTGACGAAAGATTAAGTGCTACAAATTCTTGAGCTGTACATACTCATGCACATTGGATCATTATGATCCCACGCTCCCAACGTGTTGTACGTGTGCCACGAACACTTGTCTTTCTACGAAAGATTATAGCAAATAAAAAAGGACAAGTCAATACTTGTCCTTGAAATAAGTTTCAAAAAGTGATTTTGATGTGATATCCTCGAACGTAATCTTATTTGATAAGTACATATCCCAGAGGTAAACATAGTCCCTGCGGAAGGCTTTTATATCCTTATCAGATTGCGTGTATGCTGGTGGGTTGCCCGAGTGATGACGGGTAACGTATATTGTATTTTTATTTTTCCGCTCATAGATGGTAATAGAATCCATACGACATAACGGAATTAACTCTTTGATGTTTGTAGGTTTGATTCCTGTGTAGTCTGCGGAATAGAACTCATTTCCGAGTGCCATACGGTTAAAATTGGAATCGGCTCCAGACATTTTATAGAGTGCTGTTTCTTTTTTCCGTTCTGAAATTGGAGAATCGAATAGGTTAAAAAGTCCGATTCCTCTTTCCTGCATGATTGACACTGATTGTTTTTTGATATCCATTGCAGATACTTTTTCCATTAAGTTATTTTCGATGAACATGTTGCAGGATAGATTTTCAGAGTTAGAAAAGAGTAGGAACTGAATAGGCGGTTCTCCGTCTAGTTCTCGGTTTCTGTTCATTGTTTCGTATGCGTTTTTAAACGCATATCCTGCGTTTTCCACTTTGCGTTCACGTTTCTCAGGGATAAATTCATCATATATTCCTATATCTACGTCCGAAGCATCGAAACCACGCAAGTTAGCGAACGTATTTAGTGCGATTGCATAGCCGAGAATTGGCCCTGTGTACACTAGTTTTCCATTATCGTCTGTATATGTATTGTAGAATCCTGCGACGTTTTTTCCAATCGTTTTCGGATAGATTGACCATCCCATGTCTTTGTTAAGTTTTTTAAAAGGTGATAACTCTGGAATTTTAATTGTATCAATCTGCGCTTGCAGTGATCTCATGTACACGAAAATTTTCTTGTGTTCAATACAATATTTAAGACCGCCATAAGTTTTCCCCGTACCTCGACCGCCCCATATATAATTGAACTTTTGCCCATATCCCAAAATAGCAGGTATCGACAGATACCCGCTATTTTCGTATAACGATAACATATTATTTCTGTGGCTCAGGCATGTGGATATTATTCTCAGAATATCCCATACGTGAGAGCGCGCGATCTGGGGAAACAAGTGCACAAATAAGATAGTCACGACCTGATTTTGACTGTCTGTGAAGAACCTCGATGAAAAACATATCAGAAACTTCTTCCATGTCAGATACCCGATCAACAACGTTCTCGAATGATTCACGGAAAGTTGTTGACTGACCTGAGAATACATCTCCTGTGTTTGCGTCCTGCACTGAAAGGCAGGTTATTTCATTTCCGAGATTGTCGGTGGTAAGATAGGTTGCCCACGCTCCAACGCAGATAATTCCTTTGTTTTCTACGTTTTTAAGTGAAACGATTGCTGGTGACTCAATAAGGTCATACTCTGCATAGGTATCGAGGTTTCCTGATGATTTAATGATCTTATAATTCTTTTCCATGATTTAGTTCTCCTTTTCTTTGATAATGATTGCGTTTTTTAAAAACACTTCTGCATCCATCCCGTATAATTTTGTTTCTTCGGATGTTCTCTCCCAATCAATAACAATGCCAAAATTTCTTTTTTTAATCTCTTTGCTTATCTGCTCATCAGTAAGATTTCCGATCAAACCAACTTCCTGTACAAACTCACACTTATTCTCAGGATCGTAGCAGATAACGTTGATCTTGTTAACTGTTAATGAACGTGTAATTTTCATATTCTCACCTCCTCGTAATATCTCTTTACATGAATTATTATAACAATTATGTCAATTTTTGTCAAACGTTTCTTTAAATTCTTTTAATGTTCTTGCGTCTGCCAAAATCCTGCGGTACTCATCTGTTATTCCTATTGTGTATGTTGACGGTCTGATAACTACGTTCTGTGTTATATGTATCGTGTGACCATCTATGCTGTAATCACCATACACTGTATCATTATATACGCTCTCTGTTCCACCGGATTTTGAAAAAGTGAATCCTATATGAAAAGCATCTATGCCTCCATACTCTTCTAATTCTGACGGGGCTTTCTTTTTATTTACTCCTGCAATCGTTGCGTGTAATATTCCATCCTCTGTACGATAGACATATTTTTTTGCTCCTAGCGTGCAAAATTCTGTATAGGTGTTTTCATACTCAAATACGCCCATATAATGTGTTTCCCCGTGTTTGTCAGTTGCGTATGCTTTATTTATGATACTTTGTTCTTTCCGTTGTTTATTATATTCCTCAAAACGATTGTCAATATCATCACCTTTGACTATAACATATTTTACGGAATCAGTATCATCATACAAATAACGATCTCCAACTATATTGATTCCTTCTTTTAAACGCAAGCGTGCCCACGCAGTTACCCACACACCCCATTGATATGGTAAGAAAGCTGTTCTGTTATATTTATTGAGTAATGTTTCACGTGAACTATTTTCATCAACTGTATATATGTTTTCTGCCGATTCTGTGAATATTAACGACTGTTTCACGGGGGATTGAACCATCATTCCATAGCCCGCATTAAGCAAAGCCTTTTGCAAGTTGTAAAACAGTTCCTGTTCTACTATACCTTTTAATTCTGTTTTGTCCGTATAATATTTACGGAAAATGTCTTTCAACGGTTCTGGCAATGTTCCGTATTTGCTCTCATAACACTCTGTTATTTCAAAATGTTTCCATTTGTACTCATGTTTCATTATCTCATAATCAATATCAGTAAGCGTTGTTTCGATATATTCAGCTCTTAAAATACGCCCATTGTCAAGTGTTTCACCTGTAACATTTCTACATTTTGAATATGAAATATAGGGAGCTCCGTAATACTTGTCGATCTGCTCAATACCTGTTATTTTACATCGGAATAAGAGGGCTTTTCCTCTATCCAGTTTCTTATCTATATCAGATTCATCTATTGATCCGATATATACAAAACGTGTCATCGGGAAAACACAATTCAACACAACGTCTGGATATGAGGATGACCTATCATATGATCCGATTCCTAGAATATTTTTACCATCTGCACGTATCACGGTTCCTGAGTAATAACGGTTAGCGTGAGTATCTCCTCCACGAAACGCCTCTTCCAACAGATTAAAAACATCTATATTTGGAAATATATCCTTGTGTTTTCGTGACCATCCATACATGGCTTTTTTCGTTTCACGACGTACATAACCGGTTGACGTTAATGGTAGGGTATATAGATTGTCATTTGACAGTATCATACGTTTATACATTGCTTCAACTAGTCCAATCGTGTCGTATGTACTATACTTTATTTCATAATCGATTAGTTCTGTCCATGGAAAACGCTTTTTACTATAATCGAATTTTTCACCAGATAATTTCTGATGTTTTACTTTCATTTTTGAGGTAAACGTATTTAGTGACATATTAGTTTGCAGATACGAACACCTAAATTCAAAACGCTCTAACATTTCACATTTCAATATTTTTCGTGATTTAATAGCGAAAACTTCGTCCGGTGAAAATGTGTATATACCACGCAAAAATTGAAATTCATATGAAAGATTGTGTACAAAAATCATATAATACGCATTGTTATCATCATTCATAAGATTATCAAGAAATAGCTCAAATTCTGACCAATTTCTTCCTATTATAGTGTCAATATGTAGATCGTCAAGAAAAAGAATTGAAAACTGCCAAATATACATTATTGACTGTTCAATATCTTCTAATCTAGTTGTCTCGATATCGAAAGCACTCAAACAATTTTTATATCCCTTTGCTTTTTTACTTCCTCTATTCGATCTGGTGTCGTGTAGACATGGTAAATTCTGTATTCTATTAAAGTTATAAGTATCTACTGTATACAGATTATCCATGTTTACCTCCTGCGCTTACGTTTACCCGCTTTCCTCTTCTGTCGTTTAGCTTTTTCTTTCTTTGCTATGCCAGATTTCAATTTTACAATGTTACGTGATCCTGTTTTCAAAAATTCCTTGTATAACTTTAACATTTTGCCCGTACTCAGCTTTTCACCATCAGAATATAACTCAACTGCAAAATCAGAATCGTATATTCTATCAGATGCAAAATCACGTAACTGTTCCATGAAACGTCCAAAATTTAATAAATCTTCGTGCGTTTTTATCTCTGTTCCGTACACATCGTTGATGTGTTCCATCTTCTCTTTTTCCCGTTTTTTCAATCCTGTGATTGTCGTTCGTTCAGACGCTATGATAGTTGCCAGTTCAGATAACAAGTGATAGATTTCTCTATCACTTGTTATATCTTTCAACTGTTTATAGCGTTGAATCGGACGATCTTTTACCAGATTAATGTCCTTATAATCTGATTTCAGCAATCTTTCGTATCTCTTTCTCCATATTGACCGTAAACGTGAATACTCTTTTCTTACCTCTTTTTTGTCCCAGGTTAACTCGAGGGCAAGCGGTGTGTAATCGTCTTTTGTTCTTATAAGACCTTGTGGTTTACTATTCTTCAAATAAGACTTTTTTGTTGTCAATCGGAACACCTCCCTCTAATTTGTTATAGTAAACAGGACGAAAATTCTCTTCAAACTCTACAACGTAGTCCTGTACGATTGCCATTGCGACTGCTCCTGTGTAGGCCTTAACTAATAGATAATCGCATTTATATTTACACTGACTTTTAAGGATGTTCGGTGTATTTAATTCTTTGATATACACCTTATACCAGGACTTCTTACTGTTTAACGGTCTGCTCATTGTACACCCTCCATTTCTCAACACATCTCATGATATCGTCAAAACTTGACATTGCACCCCACATTATATATGGCTTATGATCAAAACACTTTTTAAATTCGGAACAAATCTCTGGCTGGCTACATGAATGACAAAATTCAGTATCATTACATATAAAACATATATCACAATAATTTTTCATTTCTTATATCCTCCTGACCATTTTGCCCCACACCAAACTCCATACGGGAAAATTAATATAGCACCAAAAACAAACCACAATATAGCATCCAACATTAATATATGCACCTGCTTTCTATCTCTTCTTTAATCCACTTACGTTCCCGATAACGCCACGGAAAACGCATAAACTTGTATTCTTGCAATAGCTCACGAGGTGTGAGCCATGCAAGGTAATTCTTGTAACTTTCCTCATAATCTGACATATCTTTCCTCCTTCAATTTGAAATGTTTAAATGTGTTGTTATATGATAAGGTATATAATGATGTGTGTCCCTGCGGATATACATACCATTTATCTGTGTTATTCACTAACAACTTTCTACATTCAGTAAAACCATGATTCCAATGTGCATAAAACAGATATGTACTTCCATTAATTTCATACTCATCCTGTAGTACAAAGAAGTCTTCAATTTCACTCATTGTAAACATTCCAACTTCCATCTAATTCACCTCTCTTTCATA